GAATATTGTAATGTTCTTGGTGAAATCGTACAGATTGGGGTCGAAGTTGAAATAACCCGGATTCAATACTATCTTGCCATCCTGCGGTGTTGTGATGCCGCTATCCTGCGAGACCTTGATCTCGGAGAAGTAGGCATCCTTGATGCCGTTCAACCCCGAGATGTAGCTTTCTATGTCGTTGATATACAGAATATTTGTCGTGCGTCGTTGCATCTGCAAGTCATGCAGGCCCGTGTTGACACTGGACTTGATGGTGTCGAGGTTGTACGACTTGTCGAAGCGGATGTACAGCTTGCTGGCCGATAGCACGGCCGGGGGGTTGGATGCGGCCTGGATTTGCGCGCCTACGCCCCAGAAATTGCGGTAGTAGGCGCCGAAGGCGTTAAGCTGGTCTTGCGTCAGGGATACGACGTTGTTGTTGGCGTCGGACGTCGCGACGTTGATGTAGTACAGCCCTTCCTCGGTAGCGCCTATCGAAGCCTGCTTTATAATCTGCTTCGTGGCATCTATGGTCGCATAGCCCAGCTCTTGCGTCGCTTCGTTCACCACGACTACCTGATCGCCCTGCTGATAGGCGTATGCCTTCTCGACATACCATGCCTCGCTCGTCACGCGCGCGATCTTCGCGGCCGCCGATATCGTCTCCTCGCTGCGCAGGATTTCAAGCCGCACAATGTCAAGCACGGTGCCTACCACCTCCGCGATCTTGCGCAGGATGCCCGCGTTGCTGGTGTTAATGGACGGGATCAGCCGTTGTACATTTTCCCATATCGTGTCTATCAGTGACATATCGGTTATCGTTTAATTATTGAGGGATAGTTGTAATAGTCGAGGTTTGTATTCGGCCACTCCGCGGGGGGATCCGACAGGGGCTCCAACACTCCGTTGACGGGCATCTGTTTGTGTGACGACCACCAATAGCCCGCCTTGGTGGGATCATCACTCCGAGGCTGCATGTTCTGCGGCAGATACTCCCGTGTGCAGGATGCCTTCATAGCCGCATCTACCACGAACGACGCGGGATCGCCTCCGTTCCACAGCATCAACGCCTGTGCTTCTGTCAGGTATTTATTGAAGTTGCGGAAGTGGTAGATTTCGCCCTTCAACAAGATCGGAATATTTTCGGTGTACATGCCAAGGTTGATGTATTTTTGCATCATATCACTACCCAATTTGAACGTCCCCGAAATCTTGATCCCGTTTACAAAGAGGTAGCCTAAATTTTCCTGTAAAGCATAGCGGAGTACCACGTGATAAGTCGTGTTTGGCTCGCAGGGATATACCATTGAGAAATCGTTGGTTGAGAAATGCAATGCGCGGGCAATAATTGTGAGCCTTGGAAGTGCCATATTATCCGCCATGCTGAATACGCACTGCTCATTATGGATGTCGTCTCCGGTTTTGAAGTAGCACTCCAGCGTCCCGTCGACGAGCGACTGTGTGGATATGCGCTGTCCCCTGAAGGCGCCATTGGCGGTATAGGCGCCCTTGAAGTCGTAAGTGGGTTTGTAGATCGGCTCGCGGCCTATCTTGGGATTATCATTGACCACCAGGTCATAACCCCCGGCAGACTTGCGAAGGAGCGGCGGAGTAGAGATGTCGGGCGGCATCTGCTTGGCGCTGTCGAGCCACATGGCGGGCTTCGAGCTGTCCTCCTCAGAGGGTATGAGGTTCTGAGGTATGTACTCAGCTACACAGGACAGCTTCAAGGCCGGGGGCACAATATAGTCCTGCGGGCGCACTCCGTTTTGGAGTGCCGTCATTTCCTCCTCTGTGAGTGCGCGGTCGAACCAGCGGGCGCATATCACCTCCCCCATAAAATCAACCGCCGGACGATTATTAACACCATATCCACCAAGAAATAGATATGAAGAAACATAACTAACCCAATTTTTATTTTGGGAGTTTACCAGATTGTTGTTGACATATGCATAGACCTTGGCTCCGTTGCTAATGAATACGACGCTGTATAAATAGTCCCAAAAAACAGGATATGAATATACATCCGTCCGATTGTTGTGTAACACAAGAGAGGTGGTGCCTTCTGAGGAGGATTTGATATCGATGCGAGGGAAATTCGATGCCCCCGACGTGTCAAGTATTGTCCGAGACGCAGATTCAGGGCTGGGGATGTATTTGTACTTGGGAGGCGTGTGGAATAAACACTGCACGGTATATGGGCTGTTGTAGAACGTGTCGCGCAAAAAGGTGCCGTTCCTCCTCATCATCGCCCCCATAGCCTCGGGCGCAAGCGCCGATATGAGGGCGCGTCCTCCTTCGGCCGTAGCTTTGAAGAGACGCGAGATTTCCGCCTCCACCTCTTCCTTCACGTCCATCGAGGAGTTGAAGGGAGGCCGCTGCAAGGTTTGGAGGTTGTATATGTCGATCCCCTCGACGTCGAGAATCTGATTTGTCCTCAGCGCCGGAGTGTAGGATTCCATAAAGTTCTTGGCGGGAGGCTCCTGGCGGTACTGCATGGCCTTCCAGTCCGCGGGCGGGATATTCGTGGGCGTGTTTTTCTCCAATATCGGGTCTATGCCCGCGAGAGAGCCGGACACGTTGAATGCCACGTCCTGGATGGTGTCTCCCTGTTTTACTGTGTACGTCTTTGCCATGTCTACTCCTTGTATCGTGCATGTATGTCCGCGGTCACAACTCCCGAGGCTGTCTCCTCAAAGATATTCACGCGGGCAATGAGGGCTCCGTCGTCGTATATTTGCTTTTCAGCCGTGGCCTCAACCTTACCCCACGCCCACTTGGGCAGCAGGGGGTAGAAGTCCTCGAATCCGACCCCGAACTGGGGCTTCGTAAGACTTGCCGCCGACTTGGAAAATATCAGCGTGGCGTTCTGCTGGCTGCACAAAGATACCAACTCGACGCCCCCGTTGGATATAACTATGTCGTTGGCCTGAAAGTCGAATTTTGCGTCTGTCATTGCGTTATCTTGGTATTTTCGTAGTCTCCTTTATTGAACTGGGAGGGGGCGGTCATAGGGGTGGCCGGAGGCGACGCACCTTGGGCGCCGTGAGTATGCGCATTGAATACCGTGCACATATTCCCTACCTGCGTCACTAAATTGTTGAGCGCTGTGGTGACGCCATCTACCAGCACAAGCCCCCCGTTCTCCCCGCCATCCATTTCAATTTTATCGGCAGTGAAAGATATTTTATTTTTTTCAATCCGCCAAGAAGAGGTGCCGCGGATTATTTCCACGGCGTCCTTATCGAAAGAAATAGTGCTTTCTCCCTCCTCTTCGGTACCCGCGACGTTCGATACGACCATCTTGTCGATCTTCGTGGCTTTTATGAGCACCGGAACCTCGGAGTAACCCTCTATGAACCCCAGCACCACAAGAGAATTCACGGAGGGTATAATATAGAGGCTGTTGCCCCCGTTTGGAAAAATGTTTAGACTTATGTCGCTGAATATCCTATCATTATCCACAACAGCCTCTAAGGTTTTGGCATCCTCGTCTATAGCCGACACGGTGGCTATGACGAGCGATACCCTCTTCCCGTCATTCATCTTTGTTCCGAATTCCGCTCCCAAACGGGCGCATTCGTCGTCGAAAGTGCCGGATGTTTTCATAATATAAACATTTCGTTGGTTACTGTCAGGGTTTGGATGAATCCGTCGGAAGTGTCGCAGCTCAAATTCCTGCCTATCACGTAGTAGTTTCCCGTAAGCTCCGGGAGCATGGTGTCCGTGTACTCCACAAAGTCGAACATATTAACCTGCGGATAGAGCACGGTTTTTATGGTTCCCTTGTTGCGCGTTCCCTTCAACCGGGCCATTATGTTCTTGGCCGTCTGTTCGGTCAGCGATACCGTATTGGCCGGGACAAAATATCGGTGTGCCTCGCCTTGGGAATCGCCGTATTCGTAGGTGTACTTTGTACCGTCGGCCATGAGGGCGTTTACCACCACTTTGTAGTTCTCGAACAGCCCGTCGGTAGGCACTATGTCGCGGCCGATGACATTGGTGTTCGTGGCCAGTGTCACCGTGCGCTTGAATTTGTCCCTTACGCCAATACCGAAATACACCTTCCCCTGGGTGTTCACAGTGCCGTACAGCGTAAACATATTCATGAGCTTCGACAGGGCCTCGAACGGCGATATGAGCTTGAAGGTCTGCAACGCGAACTCCACATCCGCACTATCCGATGAATCGAAAGACAGAGCCGGGAAGTCCGCCGGGTTGTCGAACCCCTGTGCCTTGCGGTAGTCCTCGAATGCCTTGTTCGAGATGGGGCATAGATAGTCTACCATGTCCTTTAGCTTCGTGCGCGACACCCAGTCCCGATTTATAGTACCGAACCGCAGGATGAAAGAGTAGTCCTCGCATACGATCTTCGACGGGAATCCCCCGATGACCTGCCGGATGAAGCCGCTGAAAATGCGCAGTCTCTCGAACTGCTGCCCCAACTGAGCATTGTTGTAGAACCAGCCGTCGATGTCTATGCGGGCTCCGGGCTTGATGTTTATGCCCTCCAAGGCCGCCCTTATGCGCTGTGCCGGAGGCAATCCCTGCCGGAACCCGATGGCATACACCGGGAGGGTCATGGTGCAGCTTCCCGAGAGGGAATCCCGCTCCTCGGTAATGTCTACTGAGGCGAATCGGCCGATGCTCTTCCCCTCGATAAACACCTCGTTTCCTACTCTGAACAAATTACCTTTCATCACCTACCGCCCCCCCCCGCGGGATTGGTCGTATTTACCGTCTCCTGCGTAAATACGATGGCATTTTCATCCATGTTTATTTGGTGGAGCGTCATGCTGACGTCCACGATGGTAGACCCCGGATTGGGGGTATATTTGAACCTCTTCATGTACACCCACTCCAGTCCGAGGTCGTTGTTGAGGACTTTGTTCTCGATCTTGAAAACATCCTGCCCCTGCCACAAACTCCGAAGAGCCACGCCGAGGTCGGCGATAGCCATGGCCGCGGGATCGGTGTTGTCGAGCCCCTGGTCGGCATATGCCTCATAGGACAAGGCGTCGAGCATGGAAAGGTTCGAGGCCGAGGCGTCCGTGTCGACGCGAGACAAGTTGCGTTCAATGCGCAGACGCACCGTTACGACCATCGGTTTGTAGTTGAGAACCTGGAGGATTTCTGCCCCGTCGACGAGCTGGGAGGTAGAATCGTTCTTTTCCCCTTCCACTTCGTAGGTGAGGTTGATAGGGAGGAAATAATCCCCGCAGCGAAATACATATTCTCGCTGTATATCCTGGCGATCTACCGATTGTATGGCCGTTTTGTAGTCGCCGGACTGCTTTAGGGCGTCCGCCATCCCGGTATACTGAGGATCGGAGGTCTTGGCCTTGCCGCGGAACTGAACGATCTGACGCCAGAATCCTACCTCCGCCAGGGTTATTTTCAACCCCGCCTGATATGCTTTTTCTACGGCGCTTATGCCATCCGTCACGGCCTTGTACGCCGGGATTTGTCCCAAGGACGGGAGGTCGTTAGGAGTGTCGTTGGGGGTTGTGTTTGCGGTATATTGATCTTTAGCCATTGAGCGTGCGTGTTGAGTTGTTGAAGGCTATTTGCAGTCCTCGAATTGTCACCTCTTCGATCTGTTTGGATATGGTCTGCATGATGCTTTCCGGCGTGGCATTGGTGTTTATTTGGGTCGGCATCTGCACAATGGGTGCATTGAAGTTGATAATGAGCGACTTCGATCCCTTTGTCAAATCTTCTATCTTCTTGGTGTCCTTCCCGCTGGCGCCGCCGCCTTCGCCGTAAATCTTCGTCACCCGGTTGAAATTCTCGTTGATCTCCCGGTCGTTGAGCGCAGGATTGGTACGGAAGGTTACAGGTTGAATGGATAGTTCTCCTTTGGTTACAGTGGTAACGTCTCTCGAATTACCTGTTTTTAGGAAATTAAAGAGACTGAATCCATTGTTTGCTTCGTACGGGGTGTAATTATACTTCAGCAATCCCGTAGCATACTGGGGCTGCCCGTTTTCGGCAGGAAGATGCCCCGGATATTCTTCCAGTCCTTCCCGCACCTTGGGCGTAAAGGTAGTGGTGAAGTTTTTAAGCAGGATGTCGCGCGCGTCTTTCAGATTCGCGGCGCGGTTCTCCTCGGTGCCTTCGTCCAAACCCCACGCCTTGCGGGCAGCCGGAGTAGAAAGGTATTCCTCGACATACCTCTTTCCCAGCTCCTCGGACAGATATGTCGCGGCTTTGCGTCTCTCCGTGTATTCCGACTGCTTGGCCGATTTCTCGTGCCTCAAGTCCAAGCGGCTCTTGTCGCCCCAGCTCCACGGATTGAAGAGACCGATGAAGTCGGAGAGATTGAGAATCCAGTTCGACAGGGTGGTAAGTGCGCTTACGGCATCCTCGACGCCATCCACGAATTCATCGAAGATATGGTCGAGCATATTGGGATCGAACGAGTTGTACCATACGTCCAGGCGCGCTGATATGCGGTCGAACATATTCTCTCCAGCCCGGCCGACGCTCTCCCATAGTTTGTCCATCCCCGCGAGGTTGATCCAAAAATTCTCCTTGGCGAGGGCGATCTGTCCGCGCGCCGCGGCGGCCGACGGGGGTTGGAGCTCCGTATCGAGCCTGTGCAGGGCGCGCAGCATGTTGGCGCGATCCTGGAGATAGTTGTAGGGGCTCGTCCCTGTCACGCCGCGCCTCTGCATGGCCTCGTTGGCGTATCTGTTGAGGATGGGGGCGGCGTGGATCAACTCTCGCACGTCTCGCAGGTTGGGTTTTTCGGCAGCCAACAACTGCTGCATGTTTAGACCCACGATGTCATAGGGTCGGCCACCGATCTGGGCGACTTTACCCACCTGCCGCGCGATCTGCGTGGCTATGGCCGTGCCGATCTGAGTGCCTCCGATTTCGAAGCCCGACACGGTGTTTATCATGGAGAGCATGCCTGCGCGAGAATAGCCGTATTCGGCCGCCATGCGCGTGGCATCAGACAGCGCCGAGGTGTAGCCCGATCCCAACCCCCTGCGTGCCATATCCATCTGCATGCGGTTGGATATGGCGTCCGTCATGGACGAGCTGTTCAAGGTTTTGGACAGCACGGCATACAGCCCTCCGCCGATGAGCTTAGGAAGAGCGTACGCCGCGGCTCCAGCACCGAGAACGCCCGCACCCATCAGGAGTGCGGGGTGGCTCTTTATCACTGCGGCGGCGGAATCGAACACCGCCCCGACCAAGTTCCCGGCGTTTCGCATCCACCCGCTCGGAGTGAAGGAATTGCGCACGAACTGTTCGCGGAAGCGCCGGATGGAACCGAACGCCCGGTTGGCATCGGACATGAAATCCTCGCGCGTATGTCGGTTGCCGAATCGGCGCGACACGTCATACATGGAGGACATGCGCTCGTGCCATCCGTGCCGCAGGTTCGGATAGTTGGCCACACCACCTCCGCCTCCGCCTCCGCCTCCGCCATTCCGGGACATGCGGTTGGTCTTGCGCTCCAGTTGGTCACTCAGTGCGTTGGCACGAGTAAGACGTTCGATGACGTCTCCCCCAAGGTTGAGGCGTATGGTGTATGTTGCCATTATTTTTTAGATTTAAAGGGCGCCATGTCTATGATGTCGACAAGGTGAAGCGCAAGTGTATATAACTTGTCTATATCATTGATGCTTAGCCTTTTATCCATGTCAGAGTAAGGCTCATGGAAGTATCTGGAGACGACGGCCTTCTTGATAAGCAGAGGGTCGTCCTTCGCATACTCCTCTATTTTTTGCCGGATGGATTCTTCGGGAGCGCCTTCAAGAACTCCCAAGTCCCGAAAAAACGGCGGAAGTCCTCGCTGACAGGTTCCGACTGAAAGATTTCCACGCAGGCGAGAGCGTCGCCGAGCAAATCTTCGCGCACCTTGTCGTCGACGCAGCAGGCTTTGATGAAGTCCATGGCCAGGCCAATCACTCCCTTCTGCTCCGATTCCTCGCGCGACAGGATCGACATGGATAGCTTCGAGTGCTCGATGTTGCGACGCTGTAAACGCCAAAAGGCGATATTTTGGTTCTTTTTCTCCTCCTCGATCATATGACCTTCTTTGTTGAAGGAGGGGACGAAATACGAGGCCGTGACGGTGTATTGGAGGTCAAGGCGCTCCGTTTCTTGTATTTGCGACATAATTTTTGGGTTTTAAAGACGGGCGGGTCTTGGGGTGCCCGCCCGTCCTGGTTTACACAATAGTTTGGATGGGTGCGACCGAGCGCTGTACGGCACGGGCACGGATGTTGATGGACGAAAGCGTCTCCGCGTCGTTTCGGTTAGTGTCCGAGCTCGACTGTTCGCACTTGCACCCTAACAGGGATTCCGAGACGGTCTTTGGCGTCGCGCTGTTGCGCAGCGACATGGTTTTCGTCAGCGTGAAGGGCGGCAGTTGGAGCATGGACGCATAGGGCGTCTGCCCGGCCGGAAGAGCGCCGTTGATCGCATCGAGGATGGTGTGCTGCTCCCCGGTCTGGTGCGACAGAGTGGCCGCATACTGAGCGTTGAGCTGCACCAGGTCGATAGGGTCTGTTTCCCCGATAGCGAATATGTCCTGCACTGTCTGCGAGTACTGCAAGTTGAGCGAGGTACCCGTGCCGATCTTGATTGCTGGAAGCCCCTCGAAAGTAAGGTAGATTTGGACGTCCTTCGAGGGCACTACATAAGGATTAGGCATGGCGTTTAGTTTAACGTAGTTACAAAGAAAGTTTCGATATATGCCTCGCGGAGCGGGCTAAGGGGAAGTACCTCCACGGTAACCTGGATAGCCTTGGACATATTGTAGTTGCCGTCTTTGGCGGCGAAATCTACATTGATGGCCTGTGCTTCTCCGCGGTTGATACGGGGTGTCAGTTCTGTTTCGTCGAGCTGAGCCAGCGTTCCGGACTTGAATCCCGCGTCGATCGCTCCGGTGGAAGCATCCGTCGGGATGTTCTCCTGGAGCAACTTGACAAAGAATCTCTCCACGCTGTCACACACGGCATTGCCCACGCGGACAAACGAAATTTCCGAAAGAGCCATCTCCGGATCGTTGCATGTGGCGCCGTCGTTGTAGTATACGCCTGCCAGTTGCGGACGCACGCGGGTGAAGAGGTATTGGTTCTTACCCAGGAGGTTGCACTTCGCAGGCACAAGCTTCGATACCGGAGTGTTGATATCTTGCGGGTCGTCGCTGGCCGTGACATCCACAAAATAGTCGATGTCGCCTGCTGCCCCGGCAGTGGTCACGGCACCGGGAGACGTCGCCAGCGACAGGCTCGACAGCATTCCGAGAGTTCGGCCTACGGATGCCGACATGCCGGGCTTCGAAGTTGTAACCTGATAGGCCACACGGGGTGCCTTGAGCGTTGCGAGATTCTCCAGCTTACTCAGGTCGGTGGTGAGGATGGTCTTGCCTGTCGGAACGCAAACAACGCCGTCGAAGATGCCGACCATGCGGATCGACTGCTGGAACAGGTTGTTGAGTACGGTTTGCAGGTTGCCAATGAGGGTCTTGTGGGTAGCCGGGAGTTTCCCCTCGGTCGTCCCTGAGAAATCCTGGAACGTGGGAAGCGGCGATGCGAAGGATATCATGCGCGGACGCAGGTCGAAGTTCGACGCCGTGGTACCGCTGATGATGGATTCCAGCTTGGCCGAAATAAATGTCTTGTATTCGGCCTGAGCATACCCCACGACCCACACGCGAGAGCCGCTACCTGCCTTGGCGTAATACTCCTCCACCTGGAACAGGAGCATGGCTCCGGTTCCCGAGGTCACACCCATCGCCGTAAGGTCGGCAACGGAGGTAATGAGGTAGGCGGTATCGAGCGCGAAGTTCGCATCGGTTCCCGAGGAGGCCATTGCCGGGGCGACGATCATGCCAATACCATCGCTGGGCGTGGTGTTGCCCAGCCTGGTGTCGCCTAAAGTTGTATAAATATCTACTACTGCCATATTTGCGTAGGTTTTGTTATTTTGCGAGTTCTGCACCGACTGCGGCCTTCTGCTCGTCGGAAAGGGCGTTGTACGCCTCCAGGGTCTTGGAGTACCCGGCGCTGTGGTGCAGCTTCGGGTTCACGGTTGCCCGGATGGCATCCCGAACCTTGGCATACTCCACGCCTTCGATCAGCGCCTCTGTTGCGGCTTCCTCCTCCTGTTTCTCAGGAGCGGGGGTCTTGCCTTCGAGCAGGGCTTCTGCCTCGGCATCGGACATGACGGGCTTGTTGCGTTCCTTCTCGGCCTCTGCCAGGGAGTTCTTGGCTGCCTGACGGCGTGCCCGGAACTGGTTCTCGAGCATCTCCTCGAACTCCGCGGTGTCCTTGGGCGGATTGGATTTGTCGACGCGGGCATAGCGGAGCTCCTGGACGAGTTCTCCGTTCAGGTGCGCCAGCTTCTCGCGGGACTGGCAGCGTGTCTGCGCCTGCGATTCGTTGACGTAGATGTTGCCGTCCTCAGTGACGTACAGGGTGCCGTAGATTTGGAGCTGCTTTACGAGCTCGATGAAAAACTTGCGGGTGAATGTTGCGATCTGAATCATAATTTAAAGGGGGAATTAAATTGTTGATATTGATTTTTTTTTGGAATACCAGCCCGACAACATGCCGGGCTGGTTTTTTCTGTGTGTGTTGCGTTACGCTCCGGCGGCTGCCGTCGGGCGATACAGAACGATGCCTGCTGCGCTGCTTCGGAGAGTTCCGGCACCCGTCGAAATATCCATCGACACTTTCCAACCGTAGTTGTTCGGGTCGGACACCATATGGATGTTCGTGTTGCCGATTGCCACAACGACCTCCTCGGGGATAAATCCGAGGCCGATGTCGTAAACCGTTGCGGCCAGCACGGGCTTCACATGAGCGGTGTCGATAGCTCCGGTTGCGAAGGTGACGGGCTTGTCGAAATAAGTCTCCGCATCCACGACCGTAGAAGTTGCAGTGTTGTAGGCAGCGATGACCGAGCGAGCCATGACGTCGAATCCCGAGTAAGTGAAGCCTTCGGGACGGGCGTTCGACAACTGCTGCGTCAGAATGCTCTGAACCTTGTCGGTCTGCACCAGCGACGTGTAGTAGGGCTCTGCGAACACAGCCACACCGTTCCCTCGGCGGAAGTTGAGGTTGCGGGCGATGAAGCGACCCTGTGCGGCGAGCAGGTCATTGAGGGTCATGCCGAGCAGCTTGCCAGCGGCGGCCGAGTTGATCGGGAATCGATTTGACGAATCGAACTCTGCGCCGGACATTGTAAGGTGATTAGCTGCGGGAACTGCCTCGGCGATGGTCTGGAGCCAGTAGTTGTGGATGCACATGGACATTTTGGCCATGGCATCCAGCTGACCCGTTGCGCGGTCGTTGTAGGCCAGGACGTCGGAGTTCGCGGGCTGCCATACAATAGGCTGCATGGAGAACACTTTGCGCTCCAACCCTCGCGGCAGGTCGTCGTAGAGGTAGTTGGGCGCATTCAGCGGCGCGCGATCTCCGAAGTAGATATCCGGATTGACGGCGCTCTCCACCCAGATGATGCCTTCCTTGTCGCGCACCGACAGGCGGCGTACACGGTCAGCCCACGTGTTGGGCGGGAAGAGCTGGCGAACGAACAGCGAAAGCCACGAAATCTTTGCCAGGTCGGCATTCTGCACGAACTGACCCGACTTTTCGCCCGAGGCGAGACCCTGGATCGTATCGACGACACTCTCACGGCGTCCGTCGTTGATCTGGAAGGTCATGTTCTGCACGGTGGCCATGAAATAGGGGTCGCAGAGCATAGATGCGGACAACTCCTGAATTGATTCTCGAACGTCGGCGTCCTGTGCGGCCGACAAGCTCACCTCGGCAACGCCGTCGGCAGTGCCCGAGGAGGCGGACAGACCCATGATTGCCTGAATCTTCGGCATATTTTCAGGGTCGTCGATGTACTTGAAAAAGGGTTTTACCATTGTTTTGGTTTTTGTGATTGTTTTGTCGTTGAATACTCGCGCATCCTCCGCAGCGGAGAGCGCCGTGGGTTTGGCTGCCTCGGCTTTGGTTTCCTTGGCGTCGGCTATGGCCGCGTCTGTGGCTGCGGCAAGGGCTTCGGTAACGGCCTCTGCGGCCAGGGCGCTCGCCCTCTCTTCGCGGGCTTCGCGGCGGTCTTTGTCGGCCTCCTTCTTGTCCTTTTCGGCCATCTTGTCGTCGCGCTCGGCGTCCTTTTCGCGCCGTTTTGCTTCGGCATCATCGTCCTTTTCGCGTTCATAGCGCGCAGCACGGCGATCCTCGCGGGCATCACGCTGATCCTGCCCGGCATCCGCGTCGTCCTGGTTGGCGTCGCGGTCTATTTCATCCGCGCGGCGAAGCCTCTTTCGAGGTGCCAGTCCGATAAGTTCCAGGAATTTAGACATGGCGCTCAGCGACACGCGGTCGTCGAAAGCCTGCTCCGTCCCGGTTTCGGAGACTTTTTTCTCTTCCTCGTTTTTCATCTTGTTCTCAAATTGGTTTATGATGTCTGTTTGGTATGCCGACAGGCTCTCGATCTGTTCGATCTCTATGCTGTCCGGCACGAATGATACTGCCGACAACCCAACGTTATCCTCTCCCCGTATCGCCACTGCATCGGGATTGGACGGTATGTTGACAAGGGAAATCTCCCACACCTCGAAAAATGTAGTGTATTTCCTGCCATTGCGCTCGACGATCCGCGCCCTACCGAATATAGACACTCCGTTGAGTATTCCGGCTTCGTAATCTCTTTTTGCGGCCTGTGCGAGTTCGGAGGAGCCAAACACCAGCTTTCCGATCCACCTGCCTTTTTCCAAATGAATATCTTCGACGCGCCCGATGGGCTGGCCGAAATGTTCTCCCGTATCTTTGTTGCGCAGCAGGATAGGGTTTTTGAGGTACCTGCTCCAGTCGATAGTGGAGTTGAGCACCACGAAACCCTTGCTGTTGAGCGCCTCGTTCGAGAGTATTTGATATGTCGCTTTTGTCATGTCCGGTTTATGAATTAGTGTTTCTGACGGTATCGCACAGGCACTTCATCTCTATCGCATCACACAGGAACGAATCCTGCTCGTAGGTGCTCTTGTCAACGAAGTTGGCCACGTATATGAGCCGCGTGTTGTGCACGGGAAGCCCTGCCATCTCGCGCTCCATAGCCAGCGTTTGATAGACCTCGGTTTCCTTGTAAAGGAGCGTAAAGCCGTATTTCTGCCTCAGCTCGGTATAAAAGTCCAGCGGCACCCATTCGCCCGCAGAATTCTTTATTACCCCCCGCGAACACGCGGCCATATAGAGCATGACCTTGTGTGCCAGGTTCATCTGATCGTACTGGTGGTCGTCGTCCGGCGACGCGGCTTGGTTTTCGAACGGAGTTATCACCGACAACTGCACGATGTACTGGTTGTAGATCATGCCTCCGATGAACTCCCCGGTGTCACGCTCGGTTCCCTTCACGCTTACGGCTATGGCCGGGAGATCGGTGTTCACCGTCCCCTCTCCGTTGTCGTTTGCGAGAACTATACTGACATTATTTTCGTCCACGAGCTCCGAAGCCCGCAGTGCCGTAACTATTGCTTTGCAAATTTCACCGCTCATAATTTCAGTATAGGACGTTACGAATGTAGTGCAAAGGAAAATATTTCGCAAATAAAATTTTTTCTACACCAGTTTTGCGATCTCTCGGGAGTATAGCCGGAGCGTATTGAGCTCGGTTCTTTGTCCAACGCCCATAAAGGGTCGGGCGACGGGATTGGTTCCGAGCCGCACGGGCGTCGAGGACGAGGGTCGCGTGCGGAAAGGGTTGCCTCCGGTGCGGGTGCCTTTCCCCGTGTTTTGAAGTTCCGCATAGGGCGCCGCGGCGCGCAGCCCGGCAAAACCTCTCCCATAGAAGGGTGTGATGCTCCGGGCGAGACGGCCTCTGTGGCGCAGCTTCGGATAGCGGAGGTATGATTCGAGGTTTTCGAATCTCTTTGATTTCAGGTTCTTTCCCCATCTGTCCGCCCATTTCCGGGGCGTGCCGTCGTTGCCATACTCCTCGCGCTCGAAGTTGAGGCGCGTTTCCCCGGCCATGCTTTCGGCCACCTTGGCCGGAATTTGGGTTTTGATGTTGTAGATGGCGGCACTAATCTTTCTCCTCAGGTCTGCTATCGTCTCCATTGTCGTTTGTTTTCTTGGAGGGCGTGAGTGCCGACTTTATTTTCGCCATAATGGATTTGGCCTGCAATTTAACCTCCGTCCAGTTGTTGTTGCGCACGGACGTATTTATGTCGGAGGGCTCCATGCCTACCTTACGCATGACCTCAGGGCTGTATGCCATGCCCTGCGAAGCCAGCACGCGGCCTATGCGCTCGAACTTATCCACGCTGATAGTGGTATCGGGCACCTCCCTGAGCTTTACGCCCGACATATCTATGCCGAGCAGGCGGCCGATCTTCTGGATGGCGCCTTCGTAGTTGATAAAGTTCGCAAAGTCGCGCTTGTCGGCGTTGCACAGTGCCTCGTAGAGGGACATATGTATCTGCGCGAGCTGCTCGGAGTTGGTGTTTTTCTCCGTGGCGCCGAGCAGGGTACCTCCCGTCACCTCCTGCATGATCTCCGCGCGGTAGCTGTCTATGTACTCCTTGAACACGCGGAAGGCATCGGGGTACATTTGGGTTTGGAGGGGCTTGACCTCCACCTGGTAGACGTTCTCCTTGTTGTCGAGGTTCTGCTTGAAGGGAAGCACGGGGGTGTCGAGCGGGTCGAGGTTGTTGGCGATATTCTCGGCCAGCGCTTGTGCCTGCGCGTTCCCGTCGATGAAGCCCACGGTGGTGCGGGGATATGAGTATGTAGCGCTCGTCACCGACCAGTTGTTGTATGCCTCCACGATGCCGATCATAGCGCGGGAAATCTGCTGCATCATTCCCATCTTGAAGTCCTGGTCGGTGTCGGGCTGCATGTAGAACATATTGTCGTAATCGTCGACGTTGGCCACGGATTCTATGGCGTAGGTCTGCGACCGGATCGCCCTGTTCACCATGTCTATGTTTCGCAGCGGGTAGCTGGTGATGGTGTCTTTCTCGACGTCGATGCCGACAATACGCACGCCGTAGAATTTCGAGAGCACGAATTCGCGCTTCATCTTGTTGAACCACCGGGTGCGGGTTATCATCTCCGTGAGGTTCTCGTCGATCTCGCCGTCTCGGTAGAACGCGAACACGGCATTCTCGATGGGATTCAGGCGCTTGTTCATCTGGCTCACCAGGAACGGCGATGACTGAATGCACCACGAATACAGGGTGTCCACCATCGTAAGGTCGGAGTAGTTCACCGCGTTGTCGATGGCATTTCGCCACCAGCTCGGAGTGAACTCGACGAAGTACTGGTTGGGAATGTACCTCGACTTTACATTCGGCGCCCCAATAGGGCGGAAGGGGTTGTAAGGCTGCTGCCTCGGGGTATGAAATTGTGCCATTTATCCGCGCATTTTGTTTTTCGATCCGTTTACTACCGTACCCCATGCATTCGGGGTGTCCTTTATCGGGGCGTCATGCAGCGTCGTAGCCCCGTTTTTCATCTCTGTGACCTTCTTTACGACCATCTCGTAGTTGTCGCGCAGGGTCTCGGAGTGCCGGGCCGAGGGGCTCGTGATGTTGTAGGCCGTAAGGACAGTCAATATCCACCGCATGATCTTCGCCGTGCCGTCGTTGGTGTCTCCGGCCAGTATCGAGGCTATGTCGTAAAGCTCCCCGATCTGACTGTACACGTACCCCAGGGCGCTGTTGTAGGAAATCTCCACGCAGTCGGGATACATTTTCTTGAACTGATCGAGCTGCTGGGGCGAAATCCACTGGTAGAGCTCCTCCTCGGGGAAGTACATTTTACCGGGTTCCGCGGCCACGATAACCTGCTCCCCGTATTCTATGAGTGAGGCGTGCTCTGCGGCCGACTGGAGGGATTCAGCCTCCGAAATACACATCACCGGAGTATTGGAATACGACCTTACTGCTCCGGTTTTGGGGTCTGTGAACTTCTTCTTGGCCGTAGTATACGAACGCATGATAGTCGCTCCGTCAAGATTGAACGCATAGATGTACAGGTTTTTATCGGCGGACGCCTTGTTGTCCCTGATTATGCCTATCTGGAATGAATCGCCGGGTTTTAATCCGTTCAAAAGAATATTGTATTTGATACCCGGGGGGGGAGTGCCCGACACAGGCCACTTGTATGCATAGGTGTCGTATGCGACACTCCAGGTAGAAGAATTGTCTCTTCTCCACGCTATTTGGATCGGGAGCGGAGTGTCTCCCTTTATGTAACATGAGAGGATGAATTTGAGCGTAAGGGCTTCGTTGGCCCTAAGTCCTGTAATCGCGAATTGCCCTACCCTCAGGTTCAAGACCCATTTTTCGGGTATAAACTCGGTGGCGACGTCGGGATCTTTCTCCACGACGCACAAGACCTGTATCGGTGTAAAATTGTTGTAGCCCAGCGACGGGGTCATCTTAGGGCCGTTGAAGTAGGGCTTGAACTTCTGAAGCGACGTCGGGGACGGCAAGTCCGCAGGTATATCTTCCGAGCGCATCAGCTCTATGAAACTCTGATCGTACTGGGAATCGTATATAGTGTTCAGCGTGGTAAATTCCCAACCCAGGGCTTCGAGCTCCTCGGGGGTGTAAATCTTGACATTCTCGGTCATGATATAAAACGTTTTGGTTTTTTTACTATGATGCCGGAGCTTTTGTACGCGGAGCCCACGGTTCCGCCCGCGCGGTTCATGAGCGATACGCCCTTGGCCGCCGCATCGGGTATGTCGTCCTTGCGGTTGGGATCGACCTTGCGCGAAAAGAACAGGAACTGATTCACGGCTTCCTCGCCGCGGTTGGTATCTTTGAGCTTGGCGTTGAATACGAACCTGTCGGACGTGAAGAGGGGATCGAGGATGGATTCGATGACCGTAAACTTGTCGCCCATGTTCCGGGTGTCCCATTCCAGGGGGCATATCCACCCCGTGTCCGCCTGGAACTGGTCGAATGTGGTCTTGAAGTCCAGGGGCAGCTGCTTCTTTTCCATCACGATGCGCGTTATGAGGCGGTTGGGGCTTTCGAGGTACAACTCCCGGATGTTTTTCATCATCTCCAGGGAGGTGCCCTGCACGGCCAGCACGTCGATGAGCCATATTCGGCCGCGGGCTTTGCCCATGAGCAGCGACGCCTTGAAGTCGCTCTTGCGGCTGTCCTTGGCCGACGGGTCGGTGTAGATAATGAGGTCTATCCACTCCTCGGGCGTCGGGAAGCGCAGGTCGGGGTTCACGTCGCTCCAGCATATTTTTTTGAAAATCTCCCCTTCGCTCTCGTCGAAGTAGTCGCCCTCCAGGAAGCGCTTGCGCATGAGCGTGGACATGGCCTCCAGGGTCTCGCGGTAGTCGTCGGCGACATTCTCCATGTTGTCGTTGAGCGAGAACTTCACGACCAGGAACTTCGACGTCTGCTCCTGGGGGATCGCCAGTCCCTCGCGGGTCTCGTGCTTGAAAAACCTGACGTATGTCCATCCGGTTTTTCGCGTGGGGTTGAGGGCGAACAGAAGCTTGTTGCGCACAGGTAGTTTTTGTGCCAGTCGTGAGCGGAGGGTGTCTACCGCCCTCTCCTCGACCTCCGACACCTCGTCGATGAAGATGTGGCCCCATTCCGACGACAGAATCTTATCGAACTGGCTCTCGTCGTTGGCCGACCCGCGTATGGAGCCGAATTTTATGTAGGCGCCGTTGTAGAACATGAGGTAGTTGTCTTTGCCGTTATACTTTGCGAACGGTGTCCCGTCCTTCATGGTTATCTCCTGCCACTTGGCGTAACCGTTGTGCTTGGCTATCGCGTTGAGCACCGCGGGGAGGGTCTGCTGGAGCATTCCGGTTTGAAGCGACGTGAAGAGGTTGCGGAGCACGAGGCAGTTGGCTTTGTGCGCCACGCACTGCACGATGAGCCAGTACAGAATGACGAAAGTCTTTCCCGAGCGCGAGGCGCCGTAAAAGAGCACTTCCTTCCACTGGCCGTCGTTGAGGCGGTTCCACATGATCCTCTGCTTGCGCGTGAGGTGTATGTTCATGTCGAGGCATCCGGCCTTTCTACTCTTGGCTATCATCATCTTCATCGAGGTGCATGCGTATGTCGATCTCCGATATGCGGTTCTCGTCCACGTCCGATCCGGAGGATTCCAGTACGGACATGGTGGCCTTTATGAGGTTCATGGACTTGGTGAGGCCGTCGATCTTCGACTTGGCGATCTCGATCTTCGCCTTCGATGCGGAGGTGCCAATGATGTATATCTGCTCGCGCATTATGTCGTAGACGCCCATCATTTTCAGTTGCTTCTCCACCTGCTCCGATATAGGCCACTCCCACTCCGCGGGCGTCGCATCAGGCATCTGCGGCACTGCTGTCGCGGTCTTTAAAAAGTCTATTGCGGATTTCCTGTCGTCCATGGAGCTCGGTTTTTACGCCCAAATATAAGAATTTACCACGAAGGGCGTGAATTATGGAAAAAATTAATAAAAAAACCTCCGCCCCTGGAGCGGGAACGGAGGAAAAAAATAAGCCAGGAAGTGAGGTGTTTATTTACATTCAGGAATGCCACAGAAGCATTCCGGGAACAAATATAGGGAATTAGTTTTTCAATTCCAAGCGGGTGCGCATATTTTTTCCCTTGCGCATAGATTCGAGCTTCACGGCGGCCGATTTGGAGGGGCGCCGATAGGGCTTGAAGCGCCGGATCATGTCGATGCCGTTCTCGGAGAACAGCTCGGAGGCCACGTAGATGATCGTTCCGTAGCGCAGTCTGAGTTTGAGTTTTCGGTCGGCCTCGCGCCGCAGGGCGCGGTATTCTTCCTGCGTCATGCCTTCCGGCTGACGAGTTATGACGGCTTCGGAGCCCGTAGCCACGGAATAGGTTCTACTTTTCATCTTCGGCGGGGGTTTTTTCGGTTTCTTTCGTTTGGACTTCGTCCAGGAACCCGAGCGGCAGGGGGATGTTCATGTCGTCGGGGACGTTGAGGATCATGCGATACTGCGCCATAGACACGAAGCGGCAGCAGTTGTCGTAACTCATGCCGTCGGAAGACAGCCACATGCCGTCCGTGTATTTCGTGAATACGGCGATGACGGCCTCGGCGTGCGAGGAGTTCCAGAATATCGCGAACTTGTTTTCGACGGGGACGAGCGAGGAATCGTCGTTTTTGAACCACTCCAGGAACTCGTCGAAGGAGTAGGTGAGGCCATAGGAGCAGAGGCGGATGGCACCGAGGTCGATGTCGTACGCCTTCAGAAACCCCGAAATGTGCGCGGCCGTAGATCGGTCAATTCCGTGCGTCTCCAAATAACTCTTTATTTCGGCTACTGTTTTGGTACAAACGAGCTTATTCCCGTTAGTTTTTTTGAGTTTTTTAAATAATTGCATATTTAATTTTGTTTAAAAGTGAATTTGTAGTGATGTGTGTTCGTTATTTCCCCACGGCAGCATTTGCCGATGGCTGTCTGATAGAGGCCTGTTTGTCTTGCTGCCTCTGATTGGCTTCTGTAAATCGCAATAATATTTCCATCCATATCAGATTGAATAACGGGGGTTTCTGCGTATTTTTGGGCTCGTTTGCTTCTTGTTTCTAACATGCGGCGAGTTCTTGAGCCGTAGTTGGTGTTATATGATGCTGTGCACCATTCGAGATTATCAGCCCTGTTGTCAGTCTTGATTTCATTCTTGTGATTCACATACATGCCGCATTGGAATCCGGGAACAAACAGTAGAGCCACAAGTCTGTGCACGAAAAATTTTCTGTATTTCCCGTATATGAATAACGAAACTCGTTTGTAACCGTCTTTCGATAGAAATGATTTTATAATCAATCCGCGTTTATTCTTGACACGTCCTAAGTCGGACACAGAATATCCACATGAAATTACTGACCAATGCTCTGACATGCCTTGTTTTTGTTGAAGATATTGTACCTTTTGTTCAGGTCGTAATAGTAATGCCGTACCGTGTATACGGCAACATTGAATGTTTCGGCCGCCGCCGCGAACGCCTCCTGCCGCGGCCCCGAATGCGTCCTGCACCAGTTGTCTACGTAGCAGCATATCACGGCACACTGCGCCGCCGTCTCGTTCAGAAGCCCCGAATCCAGCATGAGCTTAACCCCGTTGTCGTATTTTTCGCCGAAATTCGCCGTCACGTAGACGCGAAGATAATATCCGAATATCCCGGTCATAACCTCAGAATTTAAGCTCCTGCTCCGTAAAGGGTCTGTTTTCCCTCGGCTTCACCCACCCGCGAACTATATCCAGCGCCTCGACTACCTCCTTGCTCTCATCGGCCGTCATGATGGCATGAGCCGATTCGCCATCGCCCGAGTAGAGAGAAACGTGCATAACCCCGTCCTTCGACTTCACCTCGAACTCGAAAGTAGCCCCCTCGATGGTGATTGATTTGTTTACGCCCATTAATCAGATTGTTTAAGATCTGTCTCTTATACACATCTCCGAGCCCACGAGACTCGACGTCATCTCGTATGCCGTCTTCT